CGCGAAGGCGGTGAAGATAATACGCGAATGGCCAAGAAGCTTGGTGCCCGCCAGCGATTCTTCACACCGGTCATTGTAAGGGGCCATGAGGACCAGGGCGTCAAGATCTGGGGGTATGGCAAGACAGCCTATAAGGAGCTGCTTAGCCTAGTATTAAACCCTGATTACGGCGATATCACTGATACTGCCGAGGGAACCGATCTTGTCATCAACTATGGCAAGCCCCCTGGAGCGCAGTTTCCACAGACGTCGATTACGCCTCGTCGCAAGACTTCTGCTTTGTCCGCGGATGAGGATAAGACTCACGCTTGGCTTGATTCTATTCCTAATTTCGAGGACGTTTTTGAGCGTAAGACCCCGCAAGAGGTTCGCACCATGCTTGACGAATTCCTCCTTGGTCAGGATGATGCCGAAGATGTCTCGACTGAATCGACTCGTTATGAGAAGAGTGATAGTCCGACCGATCGAGCATTCAAGGATCTTCTAAATGGATAACAACTCACCGACTTTTATTAGAATGAGCGGCTACTATGTAATGGAACCGCTTCTATTTATGCACCTATGGAATCAATCTAACTCTATGGGAGAGCTTGTAAAACATATGCGACAGCATTGGAATAAGTTCTCCGGAGAAAATGTTCTCATTTCTGACAAGAACGGAACAGTCAAGGAGCCAAAGATCAATCCTGGCTCTCTTTCTAATCGTGTAAAGGTTTTTCGCGAGGCGGGCGCTTTTATGAAGACGCTTCCGAAGGCCAGTATCCACAGATATGATTGGGCTGAAATCGTTTCACAGAGTAAACAGTACTCTGATTCAGCGACCGCCCCGACGAAAGATAACCCGTCAAAAGGCTTCTTTAGACGATGATGCCCTCAACCGCAGGGAGGCCTGGGTTTACAGAGGCCTCAAATTTTCACACACACAGGAGTTTATTATGAGTGAAAACAACAGAAGCGGATATCAAATTCGCGAAGGCTTGCTTGGCTTGGCCAAGGATATTTGTGAGCAAAATGCGCATATGCGCTTTGAGCAAACAAAACAGTGGAGCGAGGTGACGACGGAAGAAGTCATTTGTGAAGCTGAAAAGCTTTATCAATTTGTACAGAAGAAGTCCTAATTGATGGCCGCAGGGAGGCCTGGGTTAACAGAGGCCTCATTTTTAATCCGAGGGAACAAATGGCTAAGAAAAAGAATACAAACGGTAGATTAGACACAACAAGTTTAAGAGATTTAATCAACAAAAAGGCAGGCGAAACTCTTGCTTATGATCTTACAAAGGACAATCCAACAGAAGTCAAAGAATGGATTCCAACCGGATCAACATGGCTCAATAAAATTGTTTGTGTCGGTAATATAAATGGCGGAGTTCCTGTTGGTAAAATCACAGAATTGGCCGGCCTGGAGGGGTCAGGTAAATCTTATATGGCGGCTCAAATTGCTGCAAATGCCCAAAAAATGGGAATCTCGGTTGTTTATTTCGATTCAGAATCAGCGCTCGATCCGGCGTTTCTGGCACAAGCCGGCTGCGACGTCGCCAACATTGTCTACACCCAGGCAAAAACTGTTGAATTTGTGTATGAGACCATGGAAATGCTCTTGGGCGAAACCGATAAGAAAATTTTATTTGTCTGGGATAGCGTAGCCCAGACACCAACCAGAAAAATGCTAGATGAGGATTTTGATCCGCAATCATCTATTGGCTATAAGGCGCGCCTTTTGTCTAAGGCAATGAAGAAGATGACAATACCTCTTGCTAACAATCAGTGCACTTTGCTGGCTTTGAACCAGTTAAAGACAAATATTACAACCGATCGCGCTTCTTTGATGACAGAACCATATGTCACACCCGGGGGCAAAGCGTTGCCATATTCATATTCTTTACGAATTTGGCTCACTGTGCGAAAAGCGAAAGCGTCGTATGTTACCGATGAACACGGCTACAAGATTGGATCTGAAGTTAAGGCTCGAATTAAGAAGTCACGTTTCGGATCTCTAGGGCGAGAGTGCACATTTAAGATTCTTTGGGGTGGCAACGTTGGAATATGTGACGAAGAAAGCTGGTTTGATGCAATCCAGCCATCTGAACATTTGCAGCGTAACGGCGCATGGTATACCCTGGTGCATGAAGACGGTACGTCAGAAAAGTTTCAATTTACCAAGTGGCACGAGAAAATTAAGAATGAAAAGTTTAGATCGCGAGTATTGCAGATAATGGACGAAGTTGTTGTTCAGAGCTGGGGCCCCCTCGATAAGGATGAATCTGAAAATATTCGCATTGTCTCATGACAAAGTGTTCTTATAATATTTGTATAGGAGAATACAGTGGACAAGGAGAGCGACAAGCCTTTTAAGATTCGCAACACCATTGAAGGTGATGAAGTTAGAATTTCAAAGAAGATTAAGCGTTATTTACGATTAGCGCAAAATATGGCTTCAAATTCTAACTATGGCAAGATTAAGCACGGAGCAGTCCTCATCAAGGGGGGCTCCATTATTAAGGCTGCTTTCAACAAAGATAAGTTTAGCGCCTTTGGAGAAAGATTTCGTCAACAAGGGTGCGGACCGGCGACTCATCATGCTGAGTTGGGATGCGTAGCCGGAGTTGATCGCTCAAAAACAGCGGGTGCCAATATTTTTGTTGTGAGAGTGAATCGTATGGGTGAACTCAGGCTTTCAAAGCCATGTCCCATGTGTCATGATGTGCTTAAGTTTACTGGAGTCAAAAAGGTATATTATTCTACCAACGAAGGCACCATTGAAATGTACAAGTTGTAATTATAAGACTACTTATAGTATATGAATCTCAGAAACTTAGTAAAGGAAGTACTCGATGAGGGACTTTATGAAGCAACTGTAGTGATGAGGCTTTCTCGCGCTGAAAATTTAACAATTATCAGTGACAAATTACGAGGAGTCTGCGGAATTACAATTGTCGATGTTGTGGTACCCTCAAAACCAGTTTCCGATACTGTTGAACGTGTTACACTAAATGTACGCTTCTTCTTGCTGGGAAACAATCTTAAAGCGCAACTCCGAAAAATGTCGACAGAAGCTAGAAAAATTGAAGGTGTATATTCTTTTATGCCAGTGAAGGCTTTAAAATATTTCAGTCGAATTTATAAATAGGAAATAAAATGTCAATTAAAGGAAGGGTGTTGGTCATCGATCAACTTAACCTATTTTTGCGTAATTACGTAATTAATCCATCAGAATCCCAGTGGGGTCCGATTGGTGGTATCAAGGGTACACTGCAGTCAATGCAAAAGCTTTGCAACGATGTAAAGCCAGATCATATTGTTATTTGCTGGGATGGGGCAGGCGGCTCGCTTAAGCGCAAACAAATGAAGAAAGACTATAAGGCCGGCCGGGCCCCCATTCGTCTAAATCGCGCATTTCATCATTTAAGTGATGATGAGGCAAAACAGAATCGTTTCTTTCAGGAACTTCGTTTGATTGAATATTTCAATGAGATGCCAGTAATTCAATTTCGCTTTGACAACGTCGAGGCGGATGATATTGTGGCATATGTTTGCCAAATGTCGGAACTAGAAAATTGTGAAAAGGTAATCATATCTAACGATAAGGATTTTTATCAACTAGTTTCTGGTAAAACAGTGTTGATGCGACCAGTCGAGAAGAACCGCGTATATAACAGCAGGACTGTTCTTAGTGAATTTAAGATACATCCTCATAATTTTGCTTTGGCAAAAGCAATGATTGGTGATAAAAGTGATAATTTACCGGGAATTTCTGGTGTCGGCGAAGGACGAATCAAAAAGGATTTTCCGCAATTTAATAGCGACCAACAAGTTACAATTGATGAATTGCTAGATTATTGTCGGGAGAATCAAGCAATCAGCAAAAGAAAAATGTGGAAAGAGGTTGTCGATAACGAACGCGTTCTTAGATTAAATTATAAGATGATGCAACTTTATGCGCCACAATTATCTATTGATAATAAAAAGCAGATTCAGGAAGTAATACAAAATCCAGATTTGACTTTTAATAAAATGAATGTTATGAAGATGATGATGCGTGATGAATTTGCACAGGTAAGTTTCTCTGGGATGTTTCAGGCTTTCCAGAGAATGGCGAAACAGTAAGAGGATAAAATGACTGAGGGTGTGGATTTTTCCAAGTATGGAAAGGCTTTTCAAGAATCATTAGCACAGCTAATATTTGAAGATCGTCCTTTCTGTGATCAAATTGAAGAAGTATTAGATATAAACTTTTTTGAATTAAAGTACTTGCGCGCCTTTATTGAGCGTGTCTTTGATTATAGGAAACAATATGGGATACATCCATCAACAAGTATTTTTACGTCGATTATACGTACGGAGCTACAGCACCATTCCCCTGCATTACAAAAGCAGGTTCGCGATTATTACGTACGCTGTGAAGCCCGCAATGTCAAAGATACGGAGTACATCAAAGACACGAGTTTAGATTTTTGCAAAAAGCAAAAATTAAAAGGGGCCCTGGTCCAATCGGTAGAATTGATTCGTAATTCGTCTTTTGATGAAGTAAAACAAGTTATTGACGAGGCTTTAAAGCTTGGGACGGATAATAATTTCGGCCATGACTTTCTAAAAGATTTTGAAGCTCGCTATGAAATCAAAGCTCGAAATCCTGTCACAACAGGATGGAATAAGATTGATAATATTCTTAAAAAAGGCCTAGGTTCTGGCGAGTTAGGAGTTGTAATAGCGCCAACTGGAGCTGGAAAAAGCATGGCCCTGGCTCATATTGGGTCTGCTGCGGTCAAAGAAGGCAAAAATATTATTCACTATACTCTTGAATTATCAGAAGCAGTGACCGGGCAGCGTTATGATAGTTGCACAACTGGTATTCCTTTGAGTCAATTGTTTGATAGGAAGGACGAAGTGCTCGAAAATATTGCAGATCTTAAGGGCTCTCTTGTTATTAAAGAATACCCCACCAAAACTGCTTCTCCCAACACAATAAAAAAACATTTAGAAAAATTAAAAAAACAAAATCGAAAAATTGATATGATTATAGTAGATTACGCCGATTTGCTCCGTTCAGCCAAAACTTATAAAGAGAAACGGAACGAACTAGAGTCTATTTATGAAGACCTGAGAGCAATTGCTCAAGAACAGCGTTGTCCTTTGTGGACAGCATCCCAGACAAATCGA